ATAAGACATAAAAATGATATAACACAAGTTGAATTATTTTAACATAAATTAACATAAAATAACACAGAAATAACATGAATCAAAAAGAATTTGAACAAACTAAAAAATTTATCTTAGACAAAGCTCAAGATATTATGAATGCTAAGCAACCAGAATACACAAATAAAAGTATTGATGTATTAAATAATTTTAAACAAACAGCAAAAAGTATTGGTATACAACCTATGGAAGTTTGGGCGGTATTCTTTAATAAGCATATACAAGCCATTTTAAGCCATGCTGGTGATCCTAATATGCATCAAGCTGAGCCAATAGATAGTCGCTATGCAGATGCTTTAAATTATTTGTTCTTAGGGTTTGCAATGATTGTTGAGAATAATAAAAAATTATTGTTAGATATAGATCCTAATTTAAAAGATATAATATCTGGCACAGAATGAATGTGTTAGAATTATTTGCAGGAAGTAGAAGTATAGGTAAAGTGGCCGAAAATTTGGGTTATAATGTTTTTAGTTCTGATCTTAATAAGTTTGATAAAATTGATTATGCAATTGACATTTTAGAATTTGATATAAATAAAATTCCATTTAAACCGGATATAATATGGGCCAGTCCTCCTTGCACCACATATAGTATTGCGGCAATTTATCATCACCGACCTCATAATAAACCGCTTTCAGAATTTGCATTAAAAAGTGATAATATGATTAAAAAAACTTTAGACATAATAAAAAAATTAAAACCTAAATTTTGGTTTATTGAGAATCCAAGGGGTATGCTTAGAAAACAAAGTTTTATGAAAGGTTTACCGAGAACAACTGTTTGGTATTGTAAATATGGAGATACTAGAGCAAAGCCAACTGATATTTGGACTAATAATATTTTTTCTATTTTTAATCCAAATGGTTGGCAACCAAGAGCCCAATGTTTTAATGGAAATAAAAATTGTCATCATGAATCAGCCCCAAGAGGTTCTAAAACTGGAACACAGGGATTAAAAGATAATTATAATAGAAGTAAAATTCCTAAAGAATTATGTTTTGAAATATTAAAAAGTTGTAAATGAATAAATACTTAAAAGCACAATCCTGGTGTTTAGAAAACAATATAAAAGTTTATATAGTTCCGATTAAAGGCAAAAAAAAATGTTATGTTGAAATAAATGATGATGGCCAATTAATTAGATCACCTAAAACTTATGCATATCAAAAACATGCAAGTGATAAAATATGGGATTTGTATTTATATTTGTTTAATAAAAAAACTAAAAATGATTGAAAAAGTAAATATTAAACTTGTAAAAGAAAATAAAAATAATCCACGATATGTTGTTGATTCTAAATTTAAAAAATTAGTCAAATCAATTAAAGAGTTTCCAGAAATGTTGGAAAAACGACCAATTATTGTTGATGAAAAAATGATTGTTTTAGGGGGTAATATGAGATTAAAAGCGTGTCAATCAGCTGGTTTTTTTGAGGTTTATATTCATAAGGCAATTGGTTGGACCGAAAAACAAAAACAAGAGTTTATAATTAAAGATAATGTTGGCTTTGGTGATTGGGATTGGGATATATTGGCAAATGAGTGGGATGTAAAAGAATTAAATGATTGGGGTTTAAATTTACCAGAATTTAATCCAATTGATTTAGAGGTTGATGAGCCAGAAAATAATGATAATAAAAATGAAAAATGTCCTGAATGTGGTCAATTACTAAAATAAAAACCTAACATAAAAAGCCAGGCGGGAGCTAATGGCATTAGGTAATTAAAGGGGGTTTCACAACTCCCTTTTTTTTATGTATTTTTGTTAAATGGCAAATAGGCAAGTATCGACACATAAAAAAAGATTAATGCTCCAGGCATTAGAAAAAAGTTTATCAGTTGTTACAACGGCTGTTAGGACAGTTGGCATCAATAGACAAACACATTATAATTGGTTAAAGAATGATCCTAAGTATGCGGCAGAGGTTAAATCTATTGAGGATATTACTTTGGATTTTGCTGAAAGTCAATTACATAAACAAATACAAGAGGGTAATGTTACAGCTACAATATTTTTATTAAAAACAAAAGGGAAAAAAAGAGGGTATATCGAAAGGCAAGAGATTCAACACGATAGCACTATTGAAAGCAAACTAATTGAATGGACACCAGCCAAAGACAAAAAGTAACTGAGTATTGCAATAAACAATTTTACCAGGCGGTTAACTCAGAAAAAAGATTAAATATATTTCAAGGTGGTACAAGATCTGGTAAATCCTGGTCATTGATGCAATATTGTTTATACTTGATGACTACCGAAAAGAATCCATTGACAATATCAATAGTTAGAAAAACCCTACCAGCACTCAAAAGGTCAGTTTTAAGAGATTTTTTACATATATCAAAGCAATTAGGTATCTATTGGAATGGCGTTCACAATAAGTCAGAAAATACATTTGATTTCAATGGCCATACATTAGAAATGTTTAGTGCTGATGATGCACAAAAAATAAGGGGATCCGCTAGGGATATATTATGGATTAATGAGGGTAATGAATTATTCTTTGAGGATTACCAACAATTGGTGATGCGAACCAGAAAAAAGGTTTATATTGATTTCAATCCATCAGATCCGGTGCATTATCTTTATGAATTAGCTGAGCGTGATGATGCTGCATTATTTATATCAACGTACAAAGACAACAAGTTTTTACCTAAAGAATTAGTTGATGAAATTGAAAGGATAAGGGAAAGGGATCCAGATTATTGGAGGGTGTATGGTGAGGGCCAAAGAGCGGTGTTTAGTGAAAAGCAAATATTTAAGAATTGGAATTACATTGCTTATAAAGATTTCCCACAATTAGATGATGAGGTTATTGGTATTGATTTTGGATTCTCTCAAGATAGTTTGGCAATTGTAAAAGTTAGTAAACATAAAAATAATTTATACATTCATGAGTTATTATATAAAAAGGGAATGACAAATAGGGATATTGCACAATTTTTAAAAAAAGAAAAATTAGATGATTTTATTTGTTACTGTGATAGTGCCGAGCCCAAGAGTATTGAGGAATTAAAGCAAATGAGTATATTGGCAAAACCAGCCATAAAGGGTGCTGGTAGTATTAACGCCGGTATTAGCTTATTAAAAGAGTTTGATATTTATGTTAGTGAGGAATCAATTAACATTTTAAAAGAACAGCAATCGTATGTTTTTGATGAATTAAAAGATGGCACGATTATTAATAAACCAAAAGCAAATCAAGCGGATCACTTGATGGATTCAATTAGATATTGTGTTTATTCAAGATGGCGCAATCGCAATGATTTTTTTGTTGTATAATTAAGAATTAATTATTTTGTATTTTTACATAAAATTTTATATTAATGGCATCATTCTTTGATAGGTTTAAATCTATAATAAACACTAAATCACAAAACACAAACGAACAATATAACCGAGCAATTTACAATTGGTTAGGCAATACAATTGTTTGGAATACTGAAAATGATGAAACTTATATTAATGATGGTTACAGAAAAAATGCAACGATTTATTCAATTGTAAATATCATCACTAAGGCGGCATCAACTATCCCTTTTCACATATATGAAAAAGTAAATGACAATAGCTATAAGCGATATAAAGCGCTATCTAGTGGACTTAGCGATGCCAATGTAATGTATAAAGCTAATATGTTAAAGAAACATGCTTTGGTTGAGCTTGAGCATACCGAATTACACAAATTGTTGGAGCGACCAAATCCAGCGCAATCTTATGCCTCATGGATTAGTGAGGTTATTGCTTTTGGTAAATTAACAGGGAACCGATACATTTATGGTATTGGACCAGAAACAGGTGATAATATTAATAAATATACTGAGCTTTACGTTATGCCATCTCAGATAATGGAAATCAACTCAGGTGGTATTATGAAACCAGTTGAATCCTACACCATCGAATATAACGGAACTTATCACATACCAGCCGAACAAATGTGTCATATAAAAGATTTTAATCCTTATTATGATGGTACCGGTTCACATCTTTATGGCCAATCACCCCTAAAAGCTGGTTTAAGGTCGATGACTACTAATAACGAGGCGACAGAAAGCGGAGTTAAGTTCCTACAAAACCAGACAGCTAGGGGTATTTTAATGAGTGATGAGGGTGATTTAAATGAGGTCCAAGCGCAACAATTAAAAGATAAGTTTAGGAAAAACCACCAAGGGAGTCAAAAAGCCGGTGATATAATTATCACACCAAAGAAATTATCTTGGGTTAACTTTGGTTTAAATGCATCTGATATGAGTTTGATTGAGCAATACAATGCCTCAATTAAAGATTTATGTAATATTTATAATGTGCCAGTTCAATTATTAAACAATACTGAATCCAGCACTTATAATAACATGAAAGAGGCAAAGAAAGCATTATATCAAAATTGTGTTATTCCAGAGCTTATCAAGATACAAGATGAATTGAATCGTTGGTTGGCTCCAATGTATGGCGATAATATTTGTATTGAATACGATTTTAGTGTCATTCCAGAATTACAAGAGGAAACAGATAAAATTGTTGATCAGATGTCCAAAGCTTGGTGGTTAACTCCAAATGAAAAAAGAGCGGCAATGTCTTACAGCCACGATGAGGAAAATCCAATATTAGATGATTATTATATCCCAGCTAACTTAATTCCTGTTAGTGGTGAGCCAATAGATATGCCGGAACCACAACCATCTGAAATCCCTGAGGATAAAAAAAAAACTCCAATAACTAATATTGAAATAAAAAAATTAGTACCCGGAATGACCGATGTCTTTACTACAAGACAAGAGGCCGAGGATAGGGCTATTGAATTAGGCGGTGAGGGTAATCATTCACATGAGATGGATGGTGAATTAGTATACATGCCATTTAAAACACATAATGAGTATATGAGTGCGATAGAGGATGAGAAATATCATGAGGGTAAACCACACGATGACGAGTATAAAGCTGAGGTGTCGGCTAGGGTTGAAAAGGC